GCGGCCAATACTTTATTTTTGAATTGCTCGGTTGGATTTTTCGCACTGTTTAATTGATTGGTGTATAAGGCGGCTTTCTGCTTTGCTTTTGCCACTTCATTGTTGAGTGCGCTTAATTTGTTTTTTAAAGGGTTAATCGTCGCCGCATATTTTTTTATAGCCGCTTCGTTTTCGCGTTCTGCCTTGCTTAATTGTGCGCGAACGTTTTTATTTTCTTTCAATTTCTTTGAAAGTTCAGACACACTTTTGCTTGCACTCTTTAATGGTGCAGACATTTTATCAATGGCATTGAGTAAAACTGATAATTGCAAATTGTTCATAAAAGCTCGCTTAAATACTTAATTGTTCAATGACTAAATCTTCGATGATGTCTAAATCGCTTTGGCTAAAGCCTAACAATTCACGCTGTGCGTATCGCACTTTGAAATCTTTTGTTTTTGATGGGCTACTCATTAAGCCGTATTGATGCACTTTTGCAATCATTGAACTTGACCCATTAAACCCGACCGACACTTCATTGGCATTGCTTTGAATTTTGAAATATCTTGCTGTTCTTAACTTCGCAAACATGGCTTTTCGTTTAATTCTGCCTTTCTTTTTGCCAAATTCTTTTCTTGGTTTTCTTGGCTCAAATGCTGTGCCGTCTGGGTTTTCTTGGCGTGCGATGCGGGCTTGTTGATTTTTTCTTAAAGCTTGCCCAATGTTGCGAGCCAACTGGCGGCGGGCTTGCGGTGATAGATTATTAATCAGTGCGGTTAGTTTCGCTTGGACTTCTTCCACCGTTGACATTATTCACCGCCTTTGAAAATCAAATGTTCATCGTCTATTTTTTCAAGATAAACTTTCAACGTGTTTAATGTTTCCCATTCCGGTGCGGTTGGTTCTGTGGCGTAAGTCATCTGCACGTTTTCGCCAACTTGTTTTGCCATAACGCGTTCTGTAAGTTGGATTTCAAAAGATACGTCCGCTGTGTTGTTATTGTTGTAATCCATTTGGAATTTAAAGGCGTTTTCACGGCGTTGCGGATTTTCGAATAGTTCAGGTTGGTTTTTTCGTAAATACGCATTAATCGGCACGATGAGGCTTGCAATGTCAAAGGCAAAATCGGTGATGATGATGTTGAGTGTGTAACGATACTCAAAACTAAGTGATGTGCTGCCAGTTGCAACAACTTGACCGCCGTCAACATAAAGCTGTAAGCGGTCAGGATTTTTCACAAAGTCTTGGTGACTTTGCTCAAGGATTTTGCGCAGTTGGTTTGGCTTTTTCATTTTGCGTATCTCTGCAAATTAATGGTCTATTGTCTTTATCTACGGCAACAATCAAATGTCCAGTATCCGTCATCAAATAACCTACTTGATGAATGCATACTTCTGTTATTCTTCCGTCAGGGTAATTTGAATATTTACCAAATGGACCATCTCTAAATGGCACGGTGTACGTGTTTGCTAAACACGGCAATGAAGCGGCAATGGCAAGATAAAGAGTTGTTTTTCTCATTTTCTGAAATTCCGTTGTTGCATTTCATATTTCTGCTGACAATCCACGCAACGGGTTACGCCTTGAATTAATTGGCGACGTTTTTCAGGGATGGGAATGTCGCAATCTTCACAATAAAGGCGACTTACTGCTTTAAAAGTGCGGTGTTTTTGTAACGCAATGTCACGTGTCATTTGTTCGAGTTCTTGCGCACGGTCAAATTGATCGGTCATTGTTTTTCCTGTTTATTAAATTCATCAATGCATTTCTTTAATGCTTGATTTTCAACAATGCATACACTTAGCTTTTGTTGGCTTTGTAGATAAGCGTTAGCCAAATCGCCGTTTGTTTTAATTGTGGCGGCAAATGGCGTACATTCTGCAACTTGCGGGCATAGAATTGGTTGTTTAATGATTTTCGGTGTGGTTGAACACGCCGCTAACATCATCAGGGATAAAAGTGTCAGCCCAATCTTGGTGTTTTTTAAGTGCATTTTTTAAATCCTGTGTTTGCTTGGTTTGAGAGATTTTTAATTGATTAACGGCTTCCGTGAGTGCTTTTTGTTGTTCGTTGAATTTATCCACGCTTTCATTTAAAGCAACGTAAGACGCTTCCCATTGTTGTTTTAATTGTTCTTCTTTTGCCGCTTCGGCTCGCCAGTGGTTAGCTTGCCATCCTTGAAACAGGATGATCGCCACAAGCATGAGCGGACCAACCAATAAAATGTATTTTTCTTTTTTCGTTAAGAACCCAAACATAATGCTTTCTCCTTTTGTCGTCTTTCAATTAAGCCTTTCAGTGGAACGCCGTTTGCATAAATCCATCGTTCAAATTGACCGCACATGGCTTTGCTGTATCCTTTCCGTGCCATTTTAAAAAGCGTGCTGTTTTTTAAGTTCCCGCACCCTGCATTGAAGGTAATTGACACTAATGCATCAAATGCACCTTGCGGCATTGCTTGACCGTTTGCATACGTATTCACGCATTTTTCGGCTTGTTTGATTCCCTTTGTAAAGGCATTTGCAATTTCTTCATCTGTATAGACTTTATGTGGGATGACTTTTTCTACTGCATCAGTTGTTCCTAGCCCGAATGTTAATACATCAGCAGGGCAGTTATATGGTACTCGTTGACAGCCTTCAGCATTGCCAGTTAATAGCAAGCCTTTTTGTGATGTTCTAATTTCATTACCGTGTAAAGAGAGTGCCAATCCTACAATCGCCACTACACTGCAGGCATATTTTGCGGATCGTTTAATCATGGTGATGGCTCCGTTGGTTTAATTCTTTTTCTTTTAATTCAAAATCTTTTTTCTTGTAATACCAATTTACAAGGAATGTTGCGACGCCGATCACAATACCTGTTACTGATGCCACGTCAGCCCAATTTACATTTGAAAACATATCCGCAATGCGTCCGATGAAGAAGGCAAATAATCCTGATATGTAAGATGCTCTTGATGGTGTGTCGTGCATATCAGCTCCAAAGTTGTATAGTGTCACTTGCCACGCTGATCTTTTCCGTGTCAGTTTCGGGCAATATTACTGGTGTTCCGATGGGAATGACGGGTTTATCCATTAAGTGCGGATTTAATTCGCACGCAATTTCTAAAAGCCCTTCACTGCGGCCAAAATAGCGATAAAGAATGGCGTCCAAGTTGTCATTTTGTTGTGCGTAAACTTCCATTAAATTAACTCCGCATCGACACGTTTTTTGCCGATGATGTCACTAATGGCAAAGCGTGCATCTCGTCTTAATTCGTTGATGCTGTCTTTGAGTAAATCCATTTTCTTTTCGCCATCATTGGTGCTGTCATAGCTTGCGTAACGCTCGTAAAGGTTAGCCAGTGCCAAACAATTCACCGCGCGTTTATATCGATAAATCAACACGCTTTCGCCGTTGACTGATGGTGCGGGGATTTGTTCAAGGAAGTGATGTTCGCTTTGTGCTTTGAATGTAGATAATTCATCATTTACACTGGCTATGGCTTCAATCAATGCATCTTGCAAGCGTTGTTCGGTGACTGTGCCGTCTGCACGATATTGATTGCGAAAATCAGAAAGAGAAATATCAGGGAAAAAATCATCGTTTCGAATAATATCTTCGCCTGATCCGTAATCTTCCAGTTGTTTTTGCACTGCGCCCATTTCATAATCGGGGGCGAGTTTGATTGAGATTGCACCGTCTGACATAAAATCTACCTATAAAAAAGCGGGGTGAGGATAAAGAGCAACAATCAGGAAAAGAGGTAAAGAAACCTGACCGCGCTTTTATCCGCCCCGCGGGTGCGTGGTTTGCTCGTTATCAAATCCGATTATTCATCGGCTTTGCTTAATTTTTTGCGTAATTTTTTAATGTCGCCTTTCACGCCCACTTTCTGATCTAAACCTAAAGCACGTTCAAGGTATTGCAAGGCTTGTTCAGGGTTCTTTTCAACCAATAACAAGCCTAATTCACGCAATAATCGCGCACGGCTTTCATCTGGCATGTCACATTTAACGGTGATGCGTTGTACTTGCTCTAAGTAAGCCACTTCAAATGGCTGATTGGCGGCTTGTGCGGTTTTTGCTTGGTCTGCAAATTCTTCCGCCAATAATGTGCCAAGTGTCCGCGTGAACGGTTCAGGCAAGCGCAAATCATGGAATACGGCATAATCAGCAATCTGCAAGGCAAGGTGATATTCCCCGCAGTCGATTGCCCACACGCACCATGTCATTAAAACGTTATCTTGTTTGCCTGTACCGGCAGATAACGCCCCTGTAATCCATGGCAGATAGTCGGGCAAAATTTGCTTTTTAAATGCGGCTTTGCGTTCGGTCGATTGGATGTTTTTCAAATCCTTTCGATGTCTCGCAAGAAT